ACATCAAGGAGGCCGGTCATGGATTGGGAAAGCCCGATCGATGACAACGCCTAGCCGCCGTAGAAAACAAGCGATCCTCGAAAGGGCTGTGCCCGTGTCTGAAATTGCGTCCGATCCCGACAAGCGGGGCAATCGCGCAATGGCGCTGATGTGTGCTGCCGTTTGCTGGAGAGGCGATCCCACGGACAGCGAAGGAATGCTGAGCGTAGCCGACGAGTTCCTTCAGTATATCGAGGGCAATGACGCGATGATGCCCCGCCCCGACAAAAGGGAAGCGGGCTACCTGCCGAATCCAAAGGCCAAAAGATGAAGCTGGTCGTCGATAATGACAGCAATGTTGAGCCGCTTCCTGTCGGCAACCTGATGGACATCGCCGGAATGGCCCGGATCTTCGCCGAAGACATCGACACCGGCAAATGGGGCGATGCCACCCGAGCGCTGGTGATCATTCAAAACGACACCGGCCTGACCGTCCTTGGTTGGGGCGAAAACACATCAGCCTATGAGATGATGGGCATATTCGAAGCGGCCAAGCTCCGCGTGTTCGCAGACGATGCAATCGAAGACTGACGTGGGCATCCTCATCATGGGCCTAAGCATCATTCCGATCCTGATTGGGCTGCTCATCCTTTCGGTAGGAATCGAATGGTTCGAGATCGGCTTTGCGGTGCTGAATGAGCGAGGCTGATCTTCGCAAGGTTGCGGAAGATTTAGCGAAAGCGATAGTCGGAAGGGGGTCGAGATGAAGCTTGGCCTCGGGATCAATTTGACGCCGCGCAATTCTATCTCGCCATCCGAAGTAACCCCGCTTGTAAGCGCCGACTTCAAGAACGACGATTATTCCATCGACGGTGTACCAAAGACATTCGCCGAGATACTCACAGCGCCTTCTGTCGCCGAGCTGACCGCCGATGTCGGGTTGCAGATCGACAACGCCACCGGAACCACATCGGCGAGCGAAACCGTCGTCTTCACCGCAGAGGCGTTCGCTGCGCTCGATTGGGAAACCGGCGTTACCGGCGTGATCGACGTGTCCATTCAGGACGTTTCAGACAACGCTCTCTTTGGGGCTGACAAAACGGCCGATCCTGGACTGTTCGCCAGCGCCGGCCTTTCAACCTCAATTCTCGCCTCCGCAGCGCCTCCCGGTGTTGAGGCAGAAGCCGACCCAACACCATCGATCGGCGTTTACCGGATCGCATTCACGCTCACTCCTACCTCGATTGCTTGCTCGGCGAACGGCGGCTCCGCGGCAACGGCAGTTCCAAGCAACGACTTCGACCTGCTCGACCGCGCTTGGCTTTACCTGCTCGCCCAAGCCGAGAGCACGGCAATCATCGAAAAGATCGTGCTCTACTCGGCTGACGATTACGGCGCGGCCGATCTGCCCGCGTTGAGCGCGTGACGATTTAACCCAAGACAGCCCACCCGCAAGGGAGCTGAAAGCGAGGGACCGTGGAAGTTCGCGAGACCATTCTTGCGGAACTGGAGCAAGGCCGGAGCCTTCTCTCAATCTGCAAAGACGAAGGAATGCCGAATCGCGCTACCGTTCAGCGCTGGCAGAAAGACGACGAAGATTTCGATGCGGCAGTTACACGCGCACGCGAGGATGGGTTTCATTACCTCGCCGAGCAGGCGCGGGCCAACGCCCAAACCTCGACTGATCCGGCAAAAGGCCGTTTGGCGTTTGACGCCGATCGCTGGTATCTTGGCAAACTGTCCAATGCTTTTTCGGACAACAAGGCTCAGAAACACGAAGTCACGCACGACCTGAGCGACAAGGCCAAGGCGTGGCTGGGAATTTCCTAGACCTTTGCGCTGAGCGCTGGCCCGATAAGCTCTCGCGTCTCAGAAGCGGTTTCTACACAATCCTCGACGAATATGGCAAAGAGGTTCCGTTCCATCTTCGCCCGCTTCAAGAACAGTTTTTGACCGCGGCGCATGGCTTCGATCTGATCCTCAAGGCTCGCCAGCTTGGTTTTACGACCGTCATCCAGTTGGATTACCTCGACGATTGCCTGTTTGTCCCGAATACGGCCGCCGGCGTCGTTGCGCACAATCGGGAAGATGCCGAGAGCTTCTTCAACAAGAAGATTCGCTACGCTTACGACACGCTGCCCGATGAGTTCAAAGATGCTGTCCCGGCGACGCAGGATTCAACCCGCTCGATGGAGTTCGGAAACGGCTCGTCGATCCGTGTTGGCACGTCGCTTCGCTCGGGCACGTTTCAACGGCTTCATGTGTCGGAATACGGCAAGCTCTGCGCCAAGTTCCCGGACAAGGCGCGAGAGGTCAAGTCGGGCGCGCTGAATACGGTCCACGTCGGCCAGAAGATCAGGATCGAATCGACCGCTGAGGGCCACTCGGGACATTTCTACGAATTGTGCAAGAGGGCGATGGACCGGGCCAAGCTCGGAACGACGCTGACCCCGCTCGATTTCAAGCTGCATTTCTTTGGCTGGTATCTCGACGACAAGTATCAGCTAGCCGACGAGGTTTACCCAAACCGCGAACAGGAAGATTATTTCGAGAAGCTCGCGAAAGAGAGCGGGATCGATCTGACCCGCCAGCAACGGTCCTGGTATATCAAGAAATCCGAGCAGCAAGACGACGACATGAAGCGGGAGTTTCCATCCACTCCGGAGGAAGCGTTCGAGGCGTCGGTTGAGGGGGCTTATCTCGCCAAGCAAATGGCGAAACTGCGGACTGAAAAGCGCATTTGCAATATTCCGATCCTCGACATTCCCGTGGACACGTCCTGGGACTTGGGGATGAACGACAACATGACGATCACATTCTGGCAGACGGTCGGAATGGAGCGACGTGCGATCGACTATTACGAAGATTCCGGTGAGGGCTGGAACCATTACGCTAAGATCCTGAGCGAGAAGCCCTACAACTATCGCCGCCATTACGGCCCGCACGACATGGAAGTGCGGATGCTTGGCCTTGTCGCCGAAACGCGCAGGGATAAGGCTATTGAGGCGGGCATAAGGCCGTGGGAAGTAGTTCCTCGCATTCCCGACGAAATGACAGGCATTGATGCAAGCCGCGGCTTTCTGGCTCAGGTCTGGATCGATGAGGCGCGCTGCTCCAGGTTGATCGAATGCCTCGATAATTTCCGCAAGGAATGGGACGACCGCCTCGGGGTGTTCAAGGATAAATACCGGCACGACGAATACAGCCACGGCTATAAGAGCTTCGAGACCTACGCTGTGGGCTGCCCCGGATCGCCGGTAGCGAAGTCTCGGCCCTTGGCGAAGATGGACACCCGCTGGGTTGCCTGAGCTACTGATAGGTTGCGGGAACAGCCGCAGGAAAAAGCTCAAGTTTCACGCCGACGACGACTGGACCGAATTAGTCACCCTGGACCACGACCCCAATTGCGGGGCCGATGTCATCCACGATTTGAGCACGTTCGATCCCTGGCCGTTCGATGACGGCAAGTTCGATGAGGTTCATGCCTATGAGGTGCTCGAGCATATCGGGCAACAGGGCGATTATCGGAAGTTCTTTCACGACTTCGGCGAGATTTACCGGGTGTTGAAGCCGGGTGGAATCCTCGCCGCGACCTGTCCGTCGTGGCAATCGAAATGGGCGTGGGGCGATCCTTCGCACACACGAATCGTCTCGGACGCCAGCTTGGTGTTTCTCGACCGCACGGAATATCAAAAGCAGGTCGGACGCACGGCAATGACCGACTTTCGCTGGCTGTGGGCCGGCGACTTCGAACCGATCCATCTGGACGACAACGGCAAGTCTTTCGCCTTTGGGCTGAAGGCTCACAAACCTGTGAGGTGTGTATGAGTTATCCTCCGGGGCTTCAGTGGGCCGTGCGCGAATCCAAGTTGCTGGATGACCCGGAGTTCAAGCGGCAGATCCGGGAGTATCGCTGCTCACCCATACGGCTACTCGATTATTGCAACCGATCGGCCAGCGCCCATGACGCGCTCCGTCTCTACGACGCATCCGAGGGCTACACCAAGACGGTCAATCTCGGCAACTGCGGCTTCGTGAAGGGCTAGCATGGCATCACAACCCGCTTACGCACCGCAGGAAGCCTCTGCGGACAGCGGAGCCATGTCTGACGAGGAACTTGCGACATTCCTTGCCGAGCATGAAACCCGGTCGATCGGCTATTACGAATCCGAGATCGCCTCCGACCAAGCTGACGCCATCGACCGCTATTACCGCCGTCCCTACGGGGATGAGCGCGAGGGGCGGTCCCAGGTCGTTGACGCGACGGTTGCAATCACCGTGGACAATGCCCTTGCGGCGATCCTCAAGCCGTTCGTCTCGTCCGATGAAACGGTGGTGTTTGAGCCGCGTGGTCCTGAAGACGTAGATCAAGCCGAGCAGGCCACCGATTACGTCAATTACGTGCTCCACAACGACAATTGCGGATTCCAGATATTCCACGACTGGTTCAAGGACGGGCTGCTTTCGAAGCTCGGCGTGGTCAAGGTCTATTGGGAAGACAACACCCGCGAAAAGGTCGAGCGGTTCGAGCAATTGGACGCGGTTCAGCTTGAGCAGATCGCTCAGGACATCGAGGCTGTTTACGGCCCCGATGAGAACGGGCTTTACACCGCCGACGTTCGCAGGGTCGAGCCGGACGGCAAGTGCTGCGTCGAGAATGTTCCTCCAGAGGAATATCGTATCTCCCCTCTTGCGCGACCGGGCCGCAAATCGCCTTACGAAGCGCATATCACTGCAAAGCCCCGCTCCGACCTAATCGAGATGGGTTTCGACGCCGAGCTCGTCGATACTCTCCCGTCATCGTCTCAATCGATGATCGAGGACAGCCGGACGCAGGCCCGTTACAGCGACGAGGATTATCTGTCCTCGCAACTGAGCCAGCCCGGAGACCGATCGAGGGAACTGGTTCAGGTCAACGACGAATATGTGCTGGTCGATTACGACGGCGACGGGGTTAGCGAACTCCGTCACATCATCAGGGTCAATGAAGTCATCCTGTTCAACGAGGAAGTCGAAGAAAGCCCGTTTGCCCGCATTTGTCCGGTGCCGATGCCGCACAAGATTTACGGGCAGTCGCTAGCCGATCAGGTCATCGACGAGCAGCGCATTGCCACGGTGTTGTGGCGGCAGACGCTCGACAACCTCTATCTCGCCAACAATCCGCGGGTCATCGTTCCGCTACAGTCGGAGCGCGACGACGGCTCGACCTTCGACGACTTGAATCGGATCGAGCCGGGCGCTCCGTTGAGGGTTGCGAATGCAGACGGCTTTGGCCCGTTCGCGGTGCCGTTCGTTGCCGACAAGTCATTCCCGATGCTCGCTTATGTCGGGCAGCAGGCCGAATCCAGAACCGGCATATCCAAGCAGGGCCAGGGTCTCGATCCGGACGCGATCGACAAAGCCGGCCAGGTTACGGCCACGCAATCGGCGATCATGGAAGACGGGCGCAACGAACGCTCGGAACTGATCGCACGGATCTTCGCAGAGACCGGCGTCAAAGACCTGTTCCGCAAGATTCTTCGCCTGCTGATCGAGCATCAACCTCGCTCGCGCATGATCCGCC